AAATACTCTTGAACGTCATCAAAGAACCATGATCGCTGAACCTGTTAGTTGTGCAGTCAGAAGCAGATATAAGGATAAAGGAAACAGAAGTAAAAAAGCCGGCGGCGGAACTTTTTCGGCAATTGAAGCACGAAAAGACGGAAAAGCTAATTGCATGACAACTGTTACTAAAGATTCAATGGTACTTCAGCCTATCAGAATCGGAGATATTGGAAGTAATGCACAGGGACATCGAGTTTATTCTGTACGTGGCAAATCCGTTACAATTTCAGCAAGCGGCGGAGGTCAGGGCGGTTCTACCGGACTTTATAAGATTGATTTGCCTGACGGAGATTATATAATCAGTAAATTATCTCCTATTGAGTGCGAACGGCTTCAGACACTTCCTGATAATTATACAGAAGGAGTATCAAATACACAACGATATAAGCAGCTTGGAAACGGATGGACTATTGATGTGATTGCTCATATTTTAAGTTTTATAAAATGATTAAAGACCATTTAAGGAGTTCTTTTTTTACTCTTTAAATGGTCATTAGCTTAAATATTATATTTTTTACATAATTTTGTTGATTTTTGGTAAATAATGGTGTATAATAAAATTATAGCCATGGTTAACTAATTATTAAGGGGAAATTTTTTATGAAAAGATTAAGAAAAGCATATCATATTATAGTAGCAGCCGTAATGACTTTTTGTTTGATTTCATGTGCAGATAATGCAATATTGTCTGAAATATTTGCAAATACGATAGTTTCAGCGGATGAATATAATAGTTTTACTTATTCTATCAATAATGGAAATGCGTCCATCAGCAAATATAATGGAACAGCAGAAAATCTTGTTGTGCCGGAAAAAATTAACGGCTATCCAGTTACCAATATTTATGGCGGTGCATTTCAGAGTAATAATTACATTAAGAAAGTCACAATAAAAAGTAAGATAACTATATTATACGGAAGAATGTTTGCACATTGTTCAAATTTAGAAACAGTCATTTTACCCGAAACCCTAGTGGAAATTAAAGATGGAGCATTTAGTTCAAGCGGTATCGGATATATTACAATTCCGTCAAGTGTTACTAAAATTAACAGTCAGGTATTTCAAGGATGTCAAAGATTGTCTACTGTAACCATTAAGGGAACAACTAATATTAGTGGGGCGGCGTTTTATAATTGTAAAAATTTAATGAATATTGAGTTGCCATTATCGTGTACATTGTCTTCATCTGCATTTGATGGGTGTACAAATTTAAATTATATTAATGGCAAACAGGTAACTATTGTGCCTCCAAAGAATCACTATCCTCGATTTGATGGGGAATTACATGATTTTGTAATAAATCAATTCGGGCGATCGAATAATGTAGGTTTTATGAATATATATACAAGCGCATTTGCTTCTAAAGTGGTTTCAGATTATACGAACAGTTCAATGAATGATACACAGAAAGCCAAAGCCTTGCATGATTGGCTTTGCGATGCTGTAGATTATGACCATGAAACAACATCAGATTTAAAGAATCATGTTGACTATTCGGCTTTTTTGTATAGTACAACGGTATGTGACGGATATGCCAGAGCATATTACTTGTTAACCAAAGCTGCCGGAATAGAGTCATATTTTGTTGTTAAATCAGGAGTTCATGGATGGAATATAATAAAACTGGGAGATCATTATTTTCATGTTGATGCTACATGGGATGATGGAAAAGGTGTAGGAAATCGCAAATATGATTATTTCCTTTTAAGTGATTCTCAAGTGGAAGCCTTAGGTGGTGCTCACTCGTCTTGGAGTTTAAGTTGTCCTACAATATTATTTACATATGATTATGGTCCTGTTCCGTTATCCAATTATATGTTAGGAGACATAAATAAAGATGGAACTATCGATGCCACCGACTTAACTCTTCTGCAAAATTATCTTTTAGGTAATGGTTCAATAAACAAAGGTGACGCCATTTTAGCTGATTTAAATTATGATGGTGTTGTTGATACTTTTGATCTCGTTGTATTAAGGCAGAAATTTAATAAACAATAAATGAAAAACCGGCAGGATCATTTCCTGCCGGTTTTTAGTATTTCAAGATGAAGAAAGTTTTTTTAATATCGGTTAGAAATTAAGACCATTTAAAGGAAAAAATATACCTTTAAACGGTCTTTTTTTATTTTGCGTGTCAAAAGTTTTGCAGTTTGCTTGTCATTTTTTTGCAGTTTGCGTGTCAAGCAACAGTTATTCACTACCGTTTTGGTTCTATACCGAATGGATTCAGAAGGCTGATGAAAAAAACGCACTGCATTTACATTTTTTGATGTCAGATAATCCTATTCTCTCCCCTGCCCAGTTGGAATCTGCCGAAAAACAATTTACAGGAGTGTTTCATGACAGATATATTAAGGGACTGTGGGTATCAGCGGAGGGGGTTATATATGACATGTTTTCAAAACAGAAGCATGTACTTTCTGAATTACCCAAAATTGATGATAATAATGCAAAATACATTTCCGTGGACTATGGCACGCTGAATCCTACTGCATTTTTATTGTGGGAAAAAGCAAAAGACGGAAGATGGATTTGTACCAAAGAATATTATTATGACGGCAGATTAAAAGGCGTGCAAAAAACTGATGAAGAATATGCGAAAGATATGATCGAATTTATTGGCGATAAAAAAATAAGATTGATTATCGTAGACCCATCGGCGGCAAGCTTTATAGCGTTTCTGAGACGAAAAGGACTTCCGGTGGGCAAAGCTGATAACGATGTTTTGGAAGGAATTAGATTTACAAGTTCACTTCTTGAGGGTGAAAAGATTTCGTTTATGAATTGCTGCACGAATGCCATTTCAGAATTTACCGCGTATGTTTGGGACGAAAAAGCGGCTAAACATGGTGACGATAAACCGGTTAAAGAACATGACCACGCTATGGACGCAGTAAGGTATTTTTGTAATACGATATTAAACAAGAAAAATCAATGGCTTTATTAATGGAGGTGAAAAAATGCTGACAGCTGAGGAAATACAGCGGATCATTTCAGAGGATTACAGTTCTGAAAAGAAACTGCACGCAAGAAAAGGACAGTCATATTATGAAGGGGAGCATGATATAAAAGACTACCGTTTATTTTATTACAACGATGACGGAATTTTGATTGAAGATAAGTACAGAGCAAATTACAGGATTCCACATGCTTTCTTTGCTGAACTTGTAGATCAGGCGGTACAGTATATGCTTTCGGGTGATGAATACATAAAATCGGATATACCGGAACTTCAACAAGAACTGGACGATTATTTCAACTGCAATGAAGATTTTACCGCCGAATTATCGGAAACGCTTACGGGCTGCATATCTAAGGGATTTGAATACATGTACGCCTATAAAAATTCCGAAGATAGAATTGCATTTCAGTGTGCCGATTCTTTGGGGGTAGTTGAGGTTCGATCAAAGGATACTGACAGCGATACGGATTGCGTAATTTACAAATATATAGACCGCATTGAAAAAGGGTATAAAAAAATAGCGAAAATTCAGGTATGGGATAAAGAACAGGTTTATTATTTTGTTCAGAGTAACGATGGAAAAATTGAAAAAGACGAATCAGAAAAAATAAATCCCAGACCTCATACTTTATATTCAAAGGGTGAAAAGACGTATTTTAAGGGATTCGGATTTATTCCGTTTTTCCGTCTGGACAATAACAAAAAGCAAATTACAGGACTAAAAGCCGTAAAAGACCTAATAGATGATTACGACTTAATGGCTTCAAGTCTTTCAAATAATCTTGCTGATTTTGATACTCCGGTATATGCAGTAAAGGGTTTTCAGGGCAACGACCTCAACGAATTGCAGCAGAATTTAAAGACAAAAAAGATGATCGGAGTTGGGGAAGACGGTGATGTTGATGTAAAAACCGTTGATATACCGTATCAGGCAAGACAAGCCAAGCTTGAACTTGATGAGAAAAATATTTACCGATTTGGAATGGGGCTTAATACTTCCGGATTGAAAGATACCAACGCTACAACCAATATTGCGATCAAGGCGGCATACTCACTGCTTGACCTGAAATGTTCAAAGCTTGAAATCCGATTAAAGCAATTTTTGAGAAAACTTTTAAAGCCGGTACTTGACGAAATAAATAAGCATAACAAGACCGATTATCAAATGAAAGACGTTTATTTTAATTTTAAGCGTGAAGTTATGAGCAATGCGCAGGAAAACGCACAAATTAAACTTACAGAAGCGCAGGAACAGTCTGTGAGAATCAATACGCTGCTGAATCTTGCGGCGCAGCTTGACAGTGAAACGCTTATGCAGAACATATGCGAGGTACTTGATATTGATTACGAAGAAATTAAGGATAAGCTTCCGGATTTGGAAAACGCAGACGAAAGTCTTTTAGCTGCCGAATCGGCAATTGAAGGAGAAGATATATCAGACGAAGAACAGCAAACACAGCAAGCCGTACTTGACATGTTAGAAAGTTTATTAGAGGAGTTGGGTTAAATGGCATATGCAAGTAAATATTATGACCCCGTAAAGGCGCACGAGTATTATGAAAAGCATAAAAAGCTTAAAGGTCGGCAATCCACAAAAGGCATGACGAATTCCCAAAAGGAAATGGCGGCGTATGTCAAGGATAAGCTGAGTGCAGAGAAAAAGCAGAAGCTTGAAAGCGTAACCAAAAAGGCACAGGGGCAAAGAGCAGATGTTACCGCTGCTGCCAAGGCAAAAAGAGAAATGTTTGCGAAGTCATGTTCCAATATAATTACCAGTCTCAGAACTAAATTGCAAAATATGAATCCGGATCAAAAGAAGTTTGCCAAGCAGCGTATTCAGGAGGAAATTTCTAAAGTACGGGAAACATATGCAAAAAGAAAAGCGGGTGTTACATCTGATGCAAAAAATCAGAGAAACTCAATAAGCGCTTCTGCTAAAACGGAAAAGGCAAATATACGTACTGATTACAATAATAAATATGCGGAAGCTCTTAAGGATATAAGGAAAAACGCAAAATGAATAATCGGCAAAAGGAACTGCTTAAACATCAGCTTAAAAGTGAAAAAGAGATACTTTCTGAATTGAAAAAGATTTATGAATCGTCTCTTTCAGAAATTGACGAAAAAATACAGATACTTTTATCAGATGAATTGACACAATCAAAGATTTATAGGATAGAGTACCAAAAAGCTTTAAAAGGTCAGGTTTCGGCTATACTTGAAAATCTAAACAACAATCAGTATGAATCGGTAAGCGATTACTTGAAAGATTGTTATGAAGACGGATTTATTGGTACGCTTTACGATTTGCAGGGGCAGGGAATACCGTTGATTTTTCCTATTAATCAGGAGGAAATTGTTGAAGCCATAATACTTGACAGTAAAATCTCTGAGGGACTTTATACTAAAATGGGGAATAACGTAAGCGATCTGAAAAAGCGTATTTCTTCCGAGATTTCAAGAGGAATATCGACAGCATCGCCGTATGCTGAAATAGCGCGAAATATACGCAGTCATGCAAATATCACGGTCAATCAGTCAATGAGAATAGTAAGAACAGAGGGTAACAGGATACATAATCGTTCCGCTCTCGATGCCGCTTTAAAAGCAAAAGCGAGAGGAGCGGATACCGTTAAAGTCTGGGACGCTACCCTTGATGGTGTGACACGCCCGCATCACAGACAGCTTGACGGTCAGGTAAGAGAACTGGAGGAAGATTTTGAAGTAGATGGTTTGACAGCTTGTGCTCCGCTGAATTTTGGAGTTGCGGCGGAGGATTGTAATTGCAAATGCGTTTTACTTACAAAGCCCCGATGGGATTTAGACGGCGCATTTACTAAGCGGAATAATGAAACCGGCGAGCTGATGCATTTTGATAATGTAAAAGATTACTATGATTTTAAACAAAAGTACTGGGATTATATTGACAATTCCGGTGGAAGTGGTATAATAAAAGAAAACATGGTTATTGGTCGCAGTGTTGGTGCAGCAGGAAAGAATTATCCTGTTAAACTTCCTGACGGAAATCATGCAAAATTTGCAGAGGGTTCAACAATTTCTAAAATTAAGGTTTTTGCTGGAGATGGCACTGATACTCCAATACGAAACGCTATCTATTTGGAATGCGACTATGGTATTCTGGCGGAAAAATGGCAAAAGGTTCGTGGTGAGGGAACTGTAGTATTTGAAGGGAAAAAACGCATTGCTGAAATACATTGGTATGAAGCCGATAATGAAAAATATGATATGAAAGTAAAGAGGTGGTTAGATGAAGGTTAAATATATTGGTGAGGAAAGTAGTCGAATGAGCCTTATAAGTGGTAAAATATATGATTGTATCGGAATTGAAAAAGACTGGTACAGAGTCATAGATGAAACTGATGAAGATTATCTTTATCCACCGAATGAATTTGAAATAGTTGAGGAATAACCGCCCATGAGGCGGTTTTCTTATATCCAAAATTCAATAAGTTTACAAGCATCTCGGAAGAGGTGCTTTTTTTATACCCAAAATTAAAAGTAATCCATCGAGCAATTAACGCCCGACAAGTCCCGTGCGGTCACGCACTGTCCTAAGCATGACATAAAACTGCTTAGAAAGGAGATTTAAATGGAATTTTTAAAAGCAATTCTGGGTGATGAACTGTACTCTCAATTTGAATCTAAAATCAATGAGTATAACGGTTCAGAAGCCAACAAGGACAAACAGGTGAAAATCGGAAATATCAGTACCGGAGAATATGTAAATAAAAGCGATTACGATGCTTTAAATGAAACTCTCAAAGGTAAGGAAACTGAGCTAGCCACAGCTAATACGCTTATTGCAGATTTGAAAAAAGCAACAAACGGCAATGAGGATTTACAAGCTAAAATTTCCGGCTATGAAACCGATATTATCAATCTACAGGAGCAGCTTGAAGAAACCAGACTCAAATCCGCTGTTAAAGTCGCGTTGCTTTCCGCAAAAGCTGCCGATGTGGATTATCTTACATTCAAGCTGAATGAAAAAGGCGAAAAACTAGAACTTGATGAAAACGGTGATATCAAAGGCTGGGAGGATAAGCTTTCCGGACTGAAAACACAGTTCCCGAATATGTTTGAATCTGGTGAAAATAAAAGCGGCTTTAAGGTTTTGGGAGACAATAGACTTCCCGGCGGCAGAGAAGAAAATACATTAACTAAGGATGAAATTCTGAAGAAACCCTATGCGGAAAGGGCAGCTTTATATGCTGAAAATCCTGATGCATATAATGAAGCCATGAAAAATTAAGAAAGGCAGGTAATTTATTATGTCAGTAACTAAATTAAATGACATTATTAATCCACAAGTAATGGGAGATATGATTGAAGCAAAAACGGTAGCTCTATGTAAGCTTACTCCTTATGCAAAGGTTGATACTACATTACAGGGCACAGCCGGTGATACAAAGACAGTACCATCATGGAATTATGTAGGTGATGCTGAGGACTTTGACCCTGAGCAGGGGAACGAAATGCAGACTGCAAAGCTAACAGCTTCAAGCACAACATTCACAATCAAGTGTGCCGGTAAGTCAATTTCGATTTATCAGACAGCTATTAACAGCGGTTTGGGAAATCCGATCGGTCAGGCTGAAACACAGCTTTCAAAATCCATAGCCGGCAAGGTAGACAATGACGTACTTGATGCGGCATACACAGGTACTAATATTTATGCGGCTTCAACACTTGCGGCAGTTTCCTATGATGGAATTGTCGATGCAAACGCAAAGTTTGAAGATGAAGAGGACGGAATTGAAAAGGTTATGTTTATCAATCCGGCACAAGAAGCAACACTTCTCAAAGACGATGATTTCCTGTCGGCTGATAAATTCACAAGCGGTGTTGCAGTAAACGGTGCAATCGGTAAGATAGCAGGCTGTTGGATTAAGAAGTCCAAAAAGGTAAAGCTTATTCAGTACGAAAAGGCAGAAGATGGTACGATTACCATTGTTGCAGAGAACGGCACAGAATCCTCTACAGCTAAGAAACTTTCAACAGTTCAGCCGTATTGTCAGGCAAAGATCGGGGTGGGTGACAAAGTAAATTCCGTTGCAGCAGCTTCACAGTATTATCTTTGCCCGATTATAAAGTTACAGCCGGATAATCCGGAAACTGAGTATACAGAAGACGAGCTTCCGGCACTGACAATCTTCCTGAAAAAGGACACTCAGGTTGATCATGAATGGTTCCCGAAAGCACAGCGTCATGACATTACAGCCGCAAAATATTATGGAGTAGCATTAACAAATGATGCTAAAATTGTACTTGCAAAGTTTAAGAAATAAGGTGATTTTTTATGATTATCTCAGCTGCTGATTTAAAGCAGTACATAGAGACAGAAGAATCCGATCCGGTGCTTGAAGTAAAGCTTCAGGCACTGGAATCATTAATTCGTAAATACACAAATAATAACTTTCAGGTGCGTTCTATACGCTCTCAGTCTGCGGTACTGGATAATCAAATATTAACCCCTCCTCAGTATCTTAAAATTGGGGACACCATTCAGATTTCCGACAGTTTGTTGAATAACGGAGTATATACAGTCAAAGAAATTTCCGACACAGGAATAATTACTGACAGTGATCTGATTGATTGTCAGAAGAATCTAATAACCAAAGTGGAGTATCCGCCCGATGTTATAATGGGTGTGGTGAATATGCTGAAATGGGACTTGCAGAATCGTGACAAGGTGGGGATTCAGTCAGAAACAATATCAAGGCATTCAGTGACATATTTTAATATGGACAGTGATAATTCGATTATGGGTTATCCAAAATCCTTATTGGGTTTCTTGAAACCGTATATAAAGGCGAGGTTTTAGCATGAAAGGGATAGGCGGTAATATTAAAGCGGATTTTCAGGTTTTCAAATCAACAACAAATGAAATCGGCGAAGCTGTAAAAGCGTGGAAAACAATTCAAAGCATAATCGGCTTTCTTGACATGTCAGGAGGAGATTCTAAATACAATACCTACAATGCTAAAATACAGGAATCAACCCATATTTTTATTTGTGATTATGTAAGTCTTGACAAGAGTATTTCTGCTGAAAAAAGCAGAGTTGTTATTAACGGCAAAATATACGATATCATGATTATTGACAATCCCATGGAGCTGAATGAACAGCTGGAAATCTATCTGAAATTTACGGGAGGTCAGTGATGAGCGTTGAATTAAAGGACGATTCCATTAAGGTTAAAGCCGCTTTGAATGATGCAATTATTAGCTGGCTATATCAGGCGGCTGAAGTTATAGAATCTCAGGCTAAACAAAATACCGTAGTGGGTGCAACTACTGATACTGAAAACAAATGGGGTTTCGCTGTTGATGAATCTAAGGGCGAAGCTATAATAGGTAATAAAATTGAAAATGCAATATGGGAGGAATTTGGCACTGGCGATTACGCTTTAGAAAAAGGAAGAAATACTCCATGGTATGTTCCAGTTGATGGATATGTAGGCAAGAAAAGACCGTCATATAATGGGAAAGTAGTGATTGTGTATGGTAAAAATGGGAAAGCATTTTATAAAACTAACGGTAAAAAACCCCGAAGAATGTTACATAATGCTTTTGAGACAAAACGTTCCGCCATAGTCAAAGAGGCGGAGCGGATTATAAAATCGGAGATGGGAAAATGACGGTAAACGGACTTAAATTTATAGCCGACAAACTTAATGCCGCTGGAATCCCATATTGTTTTGAAGAATGGACAAAGGATATTCAGTATCCTTATTTTGTCGGTTCATATACTGAATCTGAGCCTATTAATGAGGACGGGGAAAGTAATAGTACATTTCTTCTTACAGGAACAACACGGGATTCATGGCTGAGTCTTGAGCAAGCAAAAGCTGAAATAAAAAATATTTTTCCGGAAGACGGATTAACGGCGATACTCGAAGATAAAACGGGTATTGCCGTTTTCTATACCTCGTCAATGCCTGTTCCTACAGGAGTTGACGAACTCAAACGAATACAAATAAATTTAAAAGTAAAAGAATGGAGAGTGAAATAACATGGCAGGAATTAATGATGAAGTACTGCATTCAGGCATATCTAAAAATACACCGGGGAATATAATGTTTGGTGCCGGAACATTCCACAAGGGATTAAAATACGGCGAGCATTATGCACCGACAACTGATACGTATAAACACCCCGACAAAACCTATTACACTATATCAGGCGGTTCAAGCGGAGGAGTATCGTACGCTGAAACCACTGACGAATCATTTTTACAGAATAAAACGTACTTTGAAAAATACACAGGCTGGAATCTGATAAGTACGGTAATAGGCGCAACTAGCGGCGGTACAAAGCTTTCCATTATACCGGAATTCAGCGATGTTGAAGTAGACGGAGCAACAGTAAAGGTAAAGGGATTAGCGGTAAAAACGGGTGAGACTGCTAAGGTTGAAGCCAATATTATTGAAGTAACGCCGGAAATACTGAAAATGATGGTTGTTGGCGCATTGAATACAGGGGGAGAGATATCTTCAAGATATACCGAGATAATTTCCAATCAAAAAATAAGCGAAGGCGATTACATAGAAAACCTTGGTTTTGTCGGAAAGACCCTTGACGGAAGAGATATTGTAGTTATATTTGAATACGCTCTCTGCACCAGCGGACTTGAAATTGAAGGTAAAAACAAAGAAGCTACAGTTATTAAGGCAACGTTTGAATGCTATGCGGATTTGACCAATAACCCTGTTACGTTGCCATACCATATTTATTATCCAAAAACGATATAAATTGACAAAATAATACTTTCGTGATATAATAAAAAAGTCCTGAATAAATCAGGACTTAAAAAGTGAATCGGGTTTCTGCATAAAACGGTAGGCGGTTTCTCCCTGACAAGGGAGGTGATAGCTATGGTTACATATGATGGACTGTTTCAGTACACTTTAGTAATTCTAACTGCTATCTCCTTGT